CGGGTTGATTATCTAGTTTATAAATTAATTGATTGAATTTATTTTCTAACTCTACAAGCTTTTGATATACTTTATCAAGCATATATGCTGGAGGAGAAGGTTCATTGCCAAAATGTTTATCCAAAAATGTTCTAGGATAAGTTGCGACGTGTTTGTAATTATCTCGTTGTGATGATTCTGGCAGTTCACGCCATACAACTTTAATACCATCTCGTTTTGCAGCTTCGGCCACTTCTCGACCTATGCCATTAAAAGAAGATGCACGGCCAGTGTATTCATACACTGATAAGTATTCATCAACACTCCTCATAGATACTTGAATTTTTATCGTTTTCGAAACATTCTACTTTAATCACTTTGCAACGACCTGCATCCGTTTTAGATAATACTTCATTGAAATGATCAAATACTAATTTAGCATTGCTTTCAGCACCCATCTTTTCCAAGAAGTGTACTTTGCAAATACCTTCCATGGCCATAGATTCAAATAAATCACGATATGGATCATCTGCTTGAATTAGAGTTGTATGATCCCACATATGATCCATCCAATCTTTAAGACCATTACCTTTTGGTGGAGTCTTGAACCCTCCGTAATCAACAATCCAATTCATATCATCAAGTTGATTTTCTTCTAATGGTTCGTTAGATGCAAACCATACTTTAAACTTTATTACCATCTTCTAAAAATGCTCCTGTAAGTTTTGCTGTTTTCATTGATGCACCACGATGCTTAACACCTCTACATGATACACAATTATGAGTTGCTTCAATCATTACAGCAACGCCTTTGTTATCTGTAATAAGTTCATCAACTGCGTGTTGAATTGCTACTGTCAATTGTTCTTGAATTGCACCGCGTCTACCAAAATGTTCTACTACTCGATTCAATTTACTTAAACCTACAACATTGCCATTCTCTGCTGGAATATAAGCAATATGAACTAAACCTTCAATAGTTTGGTGATGATGACTACACATACTTGTTAATGGAATGCCGCCTTCAAACACAATACCATCATAACCATCACTCGGAAATGATGTGATATCAGACATTGGCTCATAACGACCTTTCCATAAGTCATTAACATATGCCTTTGCTACTCGTTTAGGTGTATTATCTGAATTCGGATCATTTTCCCAATCTACTCCTAATGCTTTAAGAAATTCACCATAATAGAATGCTGCCATTTTAATAATATGCTGCTTCTCATCGTCAGTCAATCGAGCATCAGGACCTTCAATAGCTTGTTTATTAGCTAATTGCGTAGAAATACCATTAGCAAAACCTGATTTTACTAATTCTAAATTTTGTCGTTGTTTCTTTGTCATGTTATAACTTCTTTCAATACTATAATAGTAAATTTATTTGGTATTTCCAACCTATCCATCACAACTTACGCAATCAGGATCCATTGCACGTGCTGCAATATCACCGCGCAATACTGATTCAGTGCGCATATAATAAAGTGTCTTGATTCCTTGTTTCCAAGCTTCAATATGAATTTGGTTGATCCATTTCGGAGAAACTTCAGATGGAAATGCTAAATTCAAACTAACTGACTGATCTACATATTGTTGACGTATACCTGCTTGTTTAACAAGTTCCAATTGATTGATTTCTTTAAATGTTTTGAATACATCTTTTGCCCAATCAATTTCTTTGTTTTGGAAAGCTGTTTCTGGCATTTCATCTCGATGCATCAATTTGCCGGCAACAAAACCCCAATTATCTAATTCATCAAGACCTTGTACAGAGCCGCCATCTTCTAAAATTTTATCCCAAGTCTCTTTTGTATTGATGCTAATCTTACGAAGAGCTTTTTCTAATTCTCGATTCTTACGAATAAATGTACCTTTTGCAGTTTGTTCTGTAAATACATTTGCTGCCCATGGTTCAATTCCTGCAGAAACATTGCCTGATAATTTTGAATTTGATACTGTAGGTGCTATTGCTCTTAAGTGAGTGTTACGCATACCAGTGCCAGCACACCATAATGGTTCGCCGTATTCATTTGCCATGTCTCGACTTGCTCTTTCAGATTCAATTTTAATTTGACTGAAGATTTTACGTGTTTCAAATTGTGCCGGCAATCCTTCGAACGCCATTCCTTTTTGTTGCAAATATGTATGCCATCCTAAAACTCCCAAACCTAAAGCACGACCCTTTTCCGCACTTCTAACAGAGTTTTCAAAGCCTCGCATATTCTTGGCCCGTTGTATAAATTCTTCTAGTACGCCATCTAAAAACCAGGTTGCTGTGTATACTAAGTCAGTATCTTTCCATTCATCATATTTTGCTAAGTTTAATGATGATAGACAACATACAAATGAATGTGATTCGTCAGTATGCAAAGTAATTTCAGAGCAAATATTTGTCATGAATACTTTTAATCCATTTGTTTTATATGCATCTGGATTCTGTTTATTTACGTTGCCTTTAAACATGATATAAGGTTCGCCTGTCGCTTTACGCTTTTGAAGTACTTTACCCCATTTTCTACGTGCTTCAGGTTCACCTTCTTCTAATTTACGCATAAATTTGTCTGATACAACCACACATTGGTGCATATTCAAACATTGACGATTCACATCGCCTTTTGGTTCACGTATTTCCAACCAATCTTCGAAGTCTGGATGATCTATATTTAAGTTAACTGATGCAGCTCCTCTACGTACCGATCCTTGATTTGTTGCTAAAATAGTAGAATCATAAATTTTTGCAAATGGAACTACTCCATCTGATGTACCATTTTGTGAAATTTTGCTACCTGCAGGACGAATCATGTTCATTCCGATACCGACGCCTCCTCCATGTTTAGCAAGAAGCATCATCTCTAAATTTTTACCACCAATATCTTGAATTGAATCTGCAACATCGATGCCAAAACACGAAATTGGTAAACCTCGATCTGTACCTGTATTTGAAAGAACTGGTGTTGCTAAGTTTAACCAACCTCTCCATATGTAATCAAAAAACTTGGATGCTAATTGTGGTTTATCTAATCGGCGGGCAACTGCAGTTGCAACGCGCCAGTATGCATCTTTTGGTTTTTCGCCTGCTAACAAATATCCTTTTGAAATTGTTTTTACATATATTTCGGTATTACCCCATTCCGGAAAATCAACTCCTAATTCCCAACCCAATTCTTCTGCGTAATTTTTCATTGTTTTTTCTTTTTTCGTTACCATAAATCTGACCAATCTTCACCTTCGTTTGCTTTACTATAATCTGTTGGACGTACTGCAAAGAAATCAGTATGGGTATGACCACCCGTTAAATGATAAAACCAATCTAACTGTTCTGCAGATTTTACATCATATGAAAAGATAGATTCATAACCCAATTCGCGTAATTTTTCATTGGCCCTTTTGCGAATGAAATTTTTCAAATCTTTTTTCTTTAGATTTTCTAAGTCTCCTTGTTCGAACATTTTGTCAATGAAATTTTCTTCCATTGCAACCATTAAATGTGCAGCTTCTTCTACTTGAGATTGAACAGCATCTTTTAATTCAGGATATTCATCGCACATGTGTCGAAATAATTGACAACCCATTTTAGAATGTAATGATTCATCACGCACTGACCATTTCATTTGTTGACCAATTCCTTTTAACATGTTGCGCATTTGAAAAGAATATAAAACAGCAAATGATGAATAAAGTGATACTCCTTCAGCAAATGCTGAAAAAATTGCTAATGAACGAGCTACTTCTTCGCGTGCTTTTGGATTAGTTGCTAAATCTTCATATGTATATTCTGCAGATGTTGAAGTTAAGAATTCAAACTTTTCAGCAATTGCCGGTTCATGTAAGAATGCTGCAAAATCTTCTAAACCTAATGTTTCGTTGAGATATGAATATGCAGTTGCGTGTATTGTTTCTTGCGATCCAAAGGCCATGGCCATTTGTTTGATTTCATGTTTCGGAAACCATTTAGTAACCATACTGGTCCAGTAATCAGATACAGCACATTCTGTTTGTGCAAAACCTAACAAGATGTTTCCAACTAAATTCTTTTCTGCTGGGCTTAGATTTTCATTCCAATCTTTAATATCTCCTTGCATTGGAATTTCTGTATGTAACCAAAATGCCTGCATTTGTAATAGCCACCCATCATTGTAATATACTGGAAACTCAAATGGTTTAAATGGAACGCGATTCTCAAAAAGTTTAGACATTAATTCTCCTTAATTTTATAAATAACTTAATTTTTTTAGATAAAAAAAGGCAGGAATATTTCATCCTAGCCTATTTAATATAAATATGATTTTATCCTAAAGTTCCACCCAGATCTTTAAACTTTTGAGCTAAATTTTTCTTTACAATATTCTCACCAGTTTTCATAACTTGTGTGGTTTGTTTTCCTTGAGTTGTTTGCGGTTCAAAGAATTGAAATTGCCCATTATTAGTATTGATTTTACTCGGCAATGTAATACCATCTGGGCCGAAACGATTCTTAATCACGTGACCTCTACCAGTTCCAGACATCTTATCTTCTACTTTTCTAGAAAGTGACATTAAGAAATCAGCAACCATTACTTTTCCATATGATGATGCAATTTTATCTGCCTCGATAATATCATCTTCTAAAGCGCTTCTCCCTGCTTGTGATGCAGTCCATACAGGAATATTATATTCCCCTGCCATACCGCGTAACTCTTCGTATAACTCCTCTAAAGCTTCATGTTTGTCCTTTTTTGCATTAATCTTTAACAAGTCACCATAATCTACAATTACTAATGCTGGTGTGTTACCTAACATGATTGTTTTTTCCAAATGGGCTTTTAACCCCATCACTCCTACTGACTTAGTTGGAAAATACTTTACAATCAAATCACCGCGCAATGATTTCATTTTTTCTTCAACAGTATCTTGATGGTGTTTCAACGTTTGTGCATTAATACCAGTTAGTACCGAATCATAACGTTGTCCTACATAATTTTCATTAAGTTCCAATGTATAATGTATAACGGTATGACCAGCTTTCACTGCATTTGCGCCAATATTGATAAGCATCCAAGATTTACCAATACCCGCGGGCGCCATCACTACTCCTAACTCGCCAGGGGCTAATCCGCCATCCATTAAATCATCAATAACATCCCAACCCGTTGTAATTGTATGTCGAGATGCTTCTGCATAACGAGCTGAAATATTTGCTTTATATTCTAATCCAATATTAGTATCAGCTCCGGCTTTCATAGCGCCATCAATTTTGCTTTTTATTTCATCATAGTTACCCATCTTTAAAAGGTTAACTGAATCCATAATTGCTCGTTTGATTTCTTGATTCTTACAAAACTTTAAAATTTCATCTTTAACAAAAGTAAGATCATCTGATTCCATGAATCGAAATACTTCTTTCAATTGTTCTAAAATTGCTGTTTTTAAAATATCATTATCAACTTCTGTAACTTTTACTTTAAGTACATCTTTTGAAGGTGGACATTTATATTCTCTAAAATGTGTCAATATAACATCCAATAACCAACTATTTGCATCCGATTCGAAATAATCGGACTGAATGATATCTGCAATTTGTTGTAAGAATAATCTATCCGTGAACATTGCCGCCAAGACTTTAACTTGAAAGCCATATCCGTATTCACTTAGTTTGTCTGTCATATAATGATTATAATAAAAATGATGTTAAAATCAAATTATTTTTGTGTTTGTTTTGCAAAAGCTGCTAAAGACAACCAAGTATTGTTTAGCCATTCTGGTAAGTTTTTCATGATAGCCCACATCTTATCTTCATAGAATAAGCGTTGAAATTCTGACCTATCTAACCCCGATACTGGTTGTTCCATGATACCTCTAATCTTGCTAGCAGTATTTGCTGGGATATCTAAAAGTTTGATATTCATTAATTGATAATTTTGTTCAATTATCTGAGAATTATCAAGTATCTTTTGATATGATTTTGATTCCTTTAAATTGTCTTTGCTTTTTTCAAACAATGCTTCAACTGTAAATTCTTCACGTTTTGCTAATTCGGGAATCAATTTTAAAATAGTCTTAGGGCCGATACCATGCACTCCTGGAATATTATCAGATGCATCGCCTGTAAATGATCGGTAAATAACCATGTTATTAGGATGAACGCCAAACTCGTCTATAACTGCTTGTTGATCATACATTTTCTTTTTAATAGGAGACCATACTTGAATTCTATGGTCTACTAATTGATAAAAATCTCTATCCGTTGAAACAATTGTAATTTTCTTACATGTTTCTTGATACATTTGTGCAATATATGCAATTGCATCGTCTGCCTCAATTCCATCCATTGCCATGAATGTAACCGGGAGGCAATCTAAATAAGAAACTAATCGACTAAATTGATGTCGCATCGATTCTTGTTCGTCTTCAATTGTCGAATCGTGATGATCATGACGTCGCAGTTTAGTTTTATTAGCTCTATTTGCTTTATAATCGCCATAAATCTTTTTTCGTTTTGCAGAGCCTCCCCTGCCATCAAATACGATAATACAACGAGTAGGTTTGAAATCTCTTACAGTTTTACCAACTGAATATAAAAATCCAGTAATACCACCAATATGGTCGCCATCTTCATTATATGCAGGTGTGGCTCCGAAACTACGAATAAAAGTATTCAAGCCGTCGAATACCATGAGATGATCATTTACATCCGACGGGCTTGAAGTTCTTTCTTGTTGTAACTCTTTAAATAATTTTTGATATTTGTTCATTATTAAATTTTAAATTTACAATTATCAAAATGCCATTGGTGCATTTGTGGTGCACCTCCGAGTTTTTTGCAATACATACATTGTAATACGCGTTTCGGTTTTTTTAATTTGTTTTTAGTTTCATCTGATAATTTACGTCCGGTTAATGATTTACTAATTTTATCTCTAGTTAATTTAGAGACAGAGTGTCCTTGCTGAAGAATTGACATATTATTTGATCTTAATATTTTAAAATATTCATATTCTCGATTTGAAACTATATATCCTCGTTGATGATTTTTATTAACTAAATGTATCATACACCATACAGCATCATGAAGTTTTTTACTATTAGGATATATTTCACATAATAACTTATGAACTAAAAAATGTTCTCGTGCTGTTAATTTAACAAGATTAGATTCAATATCTAAGCCACCTAAACACCTAGGAATAACATGATGCCATTCGTAGTAACCTTGCAACATTCTAGTGCGAGCTCTATCAATTATAGCATCATGTATTCTTTGGTAATTCATAACTTGTTATCCCTCTTCATCAATGAACTCGTCTGTGATTATTACATCATCGATTCCGCCATCAATTCCGGCTTGATATTTGAATATGTAAGCATCGCAGATTCTTTTATATAACCTATCTTTTGCTTCTGGGTTATTAATAACCTTATCAACAAAATCTTTACTTTGGAATTTTAATTCGCCAAACGTTTCACCAGTTTCGTGATCAATATCTTCTAAAGTATACCATGCACCTGATTGTTTAACTAAATCAAAATTCTTCATGATTGATAACCAACCGCCGTAATTGTCGATACCACTATCATAGTAAATTTCATAATCTACTTTGCGATGCGGCGGACCCATACGATTCTTAACTACCTGCACATTTGTTTTGCTACCTACAACTTGTTCTACACCATTAACTTTGGCTTTGATCATTCCTGTATTCTTAAGACGAAGACGAACTGATGCGTGAAATGGAATTGCCTTACCGCCTGCTGTTGTCCATTGGTCTCCGAATGATACGCCTAATTTAGTACGTAACTGATTTGTAAAGATAAGACAAATACGTTCACGTGCAATCCAATTGGTTACTTTACGCATTGCCTTTGATAAGATGATTGATTTTGATGTTGCATAACCATCTTTATCATATTCAGCTGACATTTCAATTTTTGTAGATGCACCCATAATTGAGTCTACTACGATTGTCACTAAACGATCTTTATCTGATTTACGAACTCCTTCTACAATTGTTTCGATCGTTTCAAAGATTTCTTCAATTGTTTCTAATGGAACATATAGCATTGTTTTTAAATCAACACCAATTGCTGTAAGGAATTCAGAACTCGTAGCAGACTCTGTATCAATATAAACAGCTAATCCACCTTTCTTTTGTGTTTCTGCTAATGTATGTGCTGCTAATAATGATTTACCAGATGCTTCTAATCCGGTAATTTCAGTAATCCGTCCCACAGGAAAGCCGCCATATGGACGGTTTGAAATTGCTAAATCAAGCATCGAGCAACCTGACGAAATCCACTCTGATACATTGCTTGGAGAATCTTCATCGCCATCTAAAAAGAACGCAGTCTTAAGATTTTGTCCTTTAAATTGCTTGTTAATACTATCCGCTAATGTATTTGCTAGACTGTCTTCTAGTTCCAGTTTACTTTTACTCTTTGCCATGTAGACTCCTTATTAATTAAATAAATCATTAAATGCTGATGCAACATCCTCAACTTTACCTGCAATTGGTTTTGAAGCTTTTTCGGGTGCTGCTGGTGCTGAAGCTTCTTCTTCTTCAACATCTGAATCTGCATTCTCTGGATTCATCCATTCTTTAAGAGCATTTTCAAGTTCTTCATAAGTTGGCTCAGGGAACAAATCAGTGATTACTGGTTGATTCATAATTTTCTCTGCAATTGCTTTATCTTCAGTTGCAGGTTGTGTATTTGGTTTAACACGGATTGCTGTTTTAGGGAAAGCTCCGCCTTCAGCTGGTGTAAATTCTACGTCAATATCACGACCATTCATTAAGTCTGTAATATCACCATAATCTGCATCAGAGATAATTGATAAAAGCTCAGTGTAGATTTGTTTACCGAATCCCCAGAATTTAACTCCTTCAGATTCTTTACCACGAACGATTACAGGAACATAAGTTCTCATTTTCGGTTCAATTTTGCGACCCATTAGCCATTCGTCTTTGTCGCCTGTTTTCTTAAGTTTGTCAGCAAACTCTACAATTGGATCTGCATTGCCAAATGTGATCGGAGATAACATGGATCTCTTACCGATATCATAATGGAAATAAAGTTCTAAAAATGGATTGTCTTTGCGATGAACGTAAGGTACAATTCTTACTCGCGTTTTACCTGCTTCAGGTTTCCACAAATTTTGTTTTTTGTCATCAGATTTGTTTAACTGATTCAACTTCGCTTTGATAGCGTCGAGGTTAAGTGCCATAAGTGCTCCTTTGTTAATTAAGTAAATAAAAATATAAATT